CAGCCCCAGTATGCCAGGCGATAACCGTAATCCTGGGTCAAACCGATCACCGAGGCCTGATGCCCGAGTTTATCGCCGATTTCCGCCCAAAAGGGAGCCTCGTTGCGATACTCAGTAGCAACCAGGCGGGTACGTGCAATCCACAATTGCACTGCCAGGGCAAATAGCACCAGGGTGGCCAGCACAAGGCGCGGAAAACATCCCGGGCTGCGTTCTGCGAAGCGCTCAAATACAGCCTTGACCAGCGGAGCCATTGATAGCGCGGCGATCGGGATGAGCGTCAGTTGATAATAATCATGGGTGGTGAAATGGTAGGGAAAGGTAAAACCAAAGGCAAGAACTTAGGTGATTCCGGCAAGAATGTTGGCATCATGGGCGGTGCCGCAGGTATGCGCAAAGGTGGCATGACCAAGATGAAAAAGGGCGGTTACTGCTGATATGCTTGTAACATATGCACATCGCAGATTAGATACCAATAAGGTTTTTTATATTGGCAAAGGAAGTTTGCGTCGTGCATATGAGCAACGCGGTCATAATAAATATTGGAATGCTGTAGTAGAAAAACATGGTTATGAGGTAACTGTTCTTGCAAAATGGGAAACAGATTTAGAAGCTTTTAATCATGAAAAGTTTTTAATTGAATGTTTTAAAGGAATGGGTCATCCATTAACAAATGCCACAAACGGTGGTGAGGGTGTTTCTGGATGGTCATGGACTCCAGAACAACGGGAAAAACTTGTAAAAGCTCTTACCGGAAGAAAAAGTTCTTTTAAGGGTTGCAAGCATACAGATGACACGCGCGCTAAAATTAGTGCAGCACTTTTGGGTAAACCTGGGCCACGCAAAGGAATTGTGGTACTAGAAAGTACGCGAACAAAAATGTCAGAAAGTGCAAAACGGTATTTTTCTTCAGAAGTAGCGGTACAAAAACAAAGAGATTTATCGCGTTTACAAATGCGAAAAGTTTTTGCTGGCGGGAAAGAATATGAAAGTGTTCATTCTTTTGCCAAGGCGGTTGATAAACCACTGTCCACAGTGCATAGATGGATAAAACGTGGTTGGCAAGATAAGCTAGATAACGCGGTAAAACAAATTGAGGTGCGTTATGAGGGCGAGTAGAGGTATGGGCGCAATTAATAGTTCTAAGATGCCCAAGGGCGCTAAGAAAGCTCGCAGGGATGATACTGACTTCACCCAGTATAAAAAGGGTGGGAAAGTAAAACCAGTGTGGGATAAGCCGCGTCCTAAAGAATTGGGCAAGCCGTCTGTACTTACTGCTGTAAAGAAAGCCTCTGCGAAAGCTAGAGCTAAAGCAGCAGGTAGACCATATCCAAATGCTGTGGATAATATTTGGGCCGCAAGGAAGAAGTAATGGCATATACAACAAGCACAACTAGTTTTAATCCAACTCTTAACGATATTATCGAAGAAAGTTTTGAGCGCAATGGATTAGAGCTGCGTACTGGCTACGACTTCCGCACAGCGCGCCGCAGTCTTAATCTGTTACTGACAGAGTGGGCTAATCGCGGCATCAACTTGTGGACTATTGATACTGGCACCATTCCTTTGATACAAGGGGTAAATACGTATGACCTTCCTGACGATACTGTTGATCTTATCGAGCATGTTATTCGTAATTACCCTGGCTCCGAGGCGAACCAAATAGACATCAACATCAACCGAATAAGCGTATCTACGTATTCAACGATACCAAATAAGTTGACGCAGGGTCGCCCGATTCAGGTGTATATAAACCGCCGTTCGGGTCAGACTACAGATGTGCCTGGTGCAACGGCAAAGGTTCCGCAGATTACTGTGTGGCCTACGCCAGATCAAGGTACGGCAGAAGCTCCGTTCTACTACTTTGTTTACTATCGCCTGCGCCGCATGGTGGATGCTGGTAACGGTGTGAATGTGGAAGATATTCCATTCCGTTTCCAAGAATGCTTAATTTGCGGTTTGGCTTACAGACTGGCTATGAAGCTGCCAGGTGGGTTAGAGCGCATACAGTTGCTGAAGGCTCAGTACGATGAGGCATGGGAAATGGCGGCAGGAGAAGACCGCGAGAAAGCGCCAGATCGTTTGGTGCCTCGCATGATTACTTACAGGTGATGTATGCCAAGTAAGTATACAAGCGGTAAAAAGGCTATTGCGGAATGTGACCGCTGCGGCTTTAGATACCTGCTAAAAGAATTAAAGAAGCTGACGATCAAGACCAAGAACGTCAACATTAAAGTTTGCAAGACATGTTGGGAACCGGATCAGCCGCAGTTAAGTTTAGGTCTGTATCCAGTAAATGATCCACAGGCAGTACGTGAACCAAGGCCTGACGTTTCTTACTGGCAGTCTGGGTTTTCAGGCTTACAGACAAACATACAATCTGGGCCATTGATAACTGAGAATGGTTATCCAAGTGGTGGTAGCAGGGTAATCCAGTGGGGCTGGAACCCGATAGGTGGCGCAAGAGGTATTGATAACGGACTGACCCCGAACAACTTGGTAGCTAGTACGTCAGTTTCAAACGTAACCATAAACTAGGAGTACGAGATGGACACAAAACAAGTTAAACAAATCGCCAGCAAAGAAGTGAAATCGCACGAAAAGCGTATGCACAAGATGGCAAAAGGTGGCGTAACTACTGAATCCATGGAAAAATACGGACGCAATATGGCGCGTGCTATGAACCAGAAATCCAACGGAAGAGGTCGATAATGGCTAAGTTCTCGCAGAAGGTTAAGGGTAAGGAAGTAGGTCAGGCTGCTGTGTATGCTGCCCCTCATGATATGAAGGGTAAGGCTACTAGCATTCAGGCTGATTCTGCTTACACCACTGGCGCTAAGGTTATGGACAACATGAACATCTCTGTTGCTGGTCTGAGCAAGGGCAATACAAAGCCTGCTAAGACTGACGGCATCAAGATGCGCGGCGCTGGTGCAGCTACTAAAGGCACGATGTGCCGTGGGCCGATGGCATAAATGAACTACACCCAGTTAAAAGCTGCGATTCAGTCGTACACGGAGAACTATGAGACCGAGTTCGAGTCTTATATTCCTACGTTCGTACAGCAGACTGAAACACGCGTTTATAACACTGTCCAGCTTCCGTCATTACGTTCCAATAAAACGGGCATATTGACTACTGGCAATAAGTATTTGCCATGCCCGCTGGACTTTTTGTCGGTGTATTCGTTGGCGGTTATTGAGAACTACAACACTTCTAATGAGGTGTATCACTACCTGTTAAACAAGGATGTGAACTATCTCAGAGAAGCATATCCAACGCCATCTGACACAGGTCTGCCATCGTACTACGCTATTTTTGGCCCAGCGGTAAGTAGCAACACGGTATCAAATGAACTAACCTTCATACTTGGCCCAACGCCAAACGCATCGTATACGGCAGAACTGCATTACTACTATTACCCGCAATCAATTGTGACTGCTGGTACAAGCTGGCTCGGTGACAACTATGATCCAGTGCTGTTGTATGGCTCCTTGCGCGAGGCTTACCTGTACATGAAGGGTGAGCAGGACTTGATCGCCAATGTAGAAGCAAAGTACAACGAAGCTATGGGTGAGTTGAAACGTCTGGGTGATGGTCTGGAGCGTCAGGATGCGTACCGTAGCGGTCAGGTTAGGGTGAAAGTAACATGACAATCTATCAAGGACTGACTACGAGCTTCAAGGTTGACATGCTTAACGGTAAGCAGAACGTAGCTTCCGACACATTGAAGATGGCGCTGTACACCGCGTATGCCACGCTAGATCAGGATACAACGGCGTACACATCGGCTAATGAGATTAGTGGTACTGGCTACACTGCGGGCGGTGAAACGCTGTCTAACGTGACCATCAATAGTGGTAGCAATACAGTGTATGTAAGCTTTAGCAATGTGGTTTGGAATCCTGCTCAGTTTACAACTAGGGGCGCATTGATTTATAACGCAACAAAATCGAACGCCTCGATAGCAGTATTGGACTTTGGTTCTGACAAGATTCAAACTGGCAACAACACATTTACAGTAACTTTGCCGCCTGACACAGAGTCCAGTGCGCTAATTCGTATAACGTAAGGAGTAATCATGGGTATCGAAAATTCTAAATCCAGTGAAATTGTTGCAGGCACAACTGCACGTAAGACTGGTTTTGTTGAAGGGATGTCGGCGGGCGGTGCATTTACTGTTACCTGCATAGACAAAGACGGTCATGAGAAGTGGGTAGATATTGCCTCTAACTTGGTTGTTAATACTGGTTTGCAAGACATGAACACCAAGTTCTTTACTGGCTCTGCTTACACGGCTGCTTGGTATATCGGTCTGGTAAACGGTACATCGGCATCGACTACATTCTCTGGTGGCGATACGTTGGCATCTCACGCAGGTTGGACTGAGAACACTAGCTACGGCGGCAACCGCAAGGCAGCTACGTTTGGTACAGCTACATTGAATGACCCATCAAACATTAACAACTCATCGTCTACAGCTTCGTTTACCATGAATGCTAATGCCACGATTGCTGGCGCGTTCTTAACGAATGTGGCGACAGGCACCACAGGTTTGTTGTTCTCGGAATCAGACTTCCAATCTCCTGGTGATCGCACTGTTGTAAGCGGCGACGTTCTGCTGGTTACATACTCGTTCAACCTTGACGCGACCTAATAGGAGATAAAGATGTTTAAAAAAGGTGATGTAGTTAAGGTTAAGACTGTTCTGCCAGAAGGCCCAATCGTTAAGATGCGTATGGACGAGGACGGTACTGTTTATTACCTAATAGAGTGGACTACGGATGGCGTAGCGCACGAGCGTTGGTTCACGGAAGATCAGCTTGTTTCTGCGGGGGAATGTGTGGCCCAAGTCGATGGCGGCTATAGCAG